ACCCGCCCACTTCCAAAATATTACTTCCAAAAAAGGTCTCTGGGTCCATCCAGAGCTTCAATGGGAGTTTTATGCCCGTCATTACTATGCCCGTCATGGTATCACCTGTCCTGCCTTATATCAATTCAACCTTAAAGATGAAGACCGTCCCGTTCAACGTGTCATCGATAAAGAAACTCGTTTCTTTACCGGTGGCCCTTTTGGTCATCAACTTTACTGTCGATCTGTTTTCGGCTATTTTGTTTCTTATCTTGAGCGTACGACCTCTGGCGACTCGAAATTAGGAATAAACCCCTATGGTTTCGAATGGCGCCAACTCTACCTCAAACTTAAAGCTATGTGTGATCATGTTGTTTCTCATGATGTATCAGGCTGGGATATGCGTTACCCCGTTAACACTTTCTCCCCTGGTTTCTTTCACAACTTTTGCACGTTCTTTAATCCGCCCCCAATTTTTCGCAATAATCTCAAAGCACTTATTTCCTCCACGTTTTGTGTTTTCCTAATTTTTAAAAATAAAATCATTGTTTTAATCCAAATGCCTTCCGGCTCATGGATGACCTCGGTTTTTAATACCATTCAAAATTCAGCAGAACACAGAGCTTGTTGGAAAATAGTGTCTAAAGAAGATTTCGATCTTTTTAATGCCCTTGGCGTTTTTGGTGATGATTCTCTTCTGTCATGTCGTGATTGGACCATTTGGGATGGGCAAGTTATTGCCCAACTCCGTTCCTACCTTTTCAATCATGACTGTACAGAGCAGGATAAAACTACCACAATCCGCCCTAACATTCCCATCTCACAATCCGTTTTTCTTCAACGTTCTTTCAGAGAAGAAAACGGCCTTGTTCTTTGTCCCCTTAATCCAGAATCGCTTGAGGCTGCCACTCAATGGATCAAGAAACCTACTGATAAAACTGTTCCACAGCAGTTTGCCGTGAACGTCCATTTCGCACTCCGCGAATGGGCCTATCACAGCCAGCAAGATTTCGAGAAACATAAGTCTCTCCTCAACCCTTTCTTGTCGCACTACAATAACTCCCTTCAGTTTCAAGAGCGCTATGATGACGTTTTCCGTTCCCACGTCTTCACCGCTTCTGAACCTCAGAAAGTTTATGTTAGTTCGACATTATCTCCTGTATAAGATTTCAACAGGCGTCAGCGATGACGTTAAATATCTAATTCTACACTTTTATTAGTGTATTTTCCTTCGATAGCAAGAAGGCTTTAACATGCTTATTCGGTATTTGAAGAGTAGGTTTCTCTTCTTAAAGTTCGTTCGCATGTGTTAAACACAAACCATCCAGCACACCCTTTCGATACACGGGTTAATGTCTGTAAATCGTATCTCCATTTCTAGCACCACTAGTAATACAGTGACTCCTCCACTTGAGCAGGAGCCGGTCTCAATGCCGCAAAATTCATTGACTACAACCGAGGAATCGTCCCCTATTCTTGAAGAAGCCACCCAGGTTTCTATCGAGCGACCCCTCGCAAATCCTTACCCGGATCAAACACCTTTGGAACTTCTTAACCGAATGTTCCTTGTCCTCACTACTAATTGGGTCCCTGGCTTTTCCCAAGATTTAAACTTCCCTGGAAGTTTGAATTTGCAAGCCACCATCCAAAAAGTACTCACCCGTTTCCGTTGGTTTCGTTCCGATGTTGAAATTGAGATCAAGATCAATTCAACTCCCTATCATCAAGGTTCTCTTATGGTAGGTTATATTCCCCAATGGCAAGCAGGTTCACCACTCCCCTTACCCACTTCAGGTTTCAACGCTCAGTTATTTCTCCTTTCAGGTTGCAATGGCATGGTTCTTTGTGCATCTTCCCAAGATGGACTCAAATTCACTATCCCATATACTCACCCCCTTGATTGGCTTGATTACAACACTCCAGGCATTTTGGCAGATTCCAGAATCGCGACAGTTTTCATTCGAGAATTAAACACCTTAGTTGCTACTTCCGCAGGAATAGCAGCTTCAGTTCCCATACTTGTTTATGCTCGATTTGTCAACCCTCAAGTCGCTGGATTCATCTCCCAGATGTCTGATAAGCCTTCACGCGAATCAGCAACCAAAGCTAAAAATGGCTTTGACGTTAAAACCGGTGTGTCAGTTGCTTCCAAGCTCCTCCGAAAAGTTCCTGTTATTGGAGAGGGTTACGGCATCATTGCCGACCTCTTTAACACATTTTCCGGGGATCTGTCCAAACCAGCTGCCACATCCACCAGTACACCAACTATCTCCTCCTATCAGCCGGAGGATGCACTTACCCACGCAAACACTTACGCTGATCAACTTACCATGTACCCTAATGGTCAACTTAATCAGGCAGAAACTTTTTGCGGAATCACCACTT